ACAGTCAATAAGGGTTATAGGTTACCTTTATCAACCTAAATACATTATATAAGGAGGGAAAGAGGATGTATAGCTTTAATGAGCTGAGCGAAAGCCAAAATTGGACATTTTTTAGGCATTTCAATAAACATAATATCACCTCCGTTCTGTAATACCTATTATAGCACGGGAGAGATGGAAAGGGGCGAGAATAATGGAAGTAAAGCAAGAAGTACTCACCGAAAAGCGTGTAAAGCGCACGGCGGTTGATATGTCCAAACTTAAAGCGGACGGCCTTATGGTTGCGGCCGCATATATGCAGGGCTTACAAGCTGCCGTAAAACTGTGTGAACAGCAGCAACAGGTAGTCGGCCAGTAGTAGGGCTGAAATAGAAACAAGCCCCGCGCCTAGCGTCGGCGCGGGCAGGAGGTGTGCTTTGAATAAGAACACTGACAATGATATGCAGCGAATCATGGCGGCTGTCTGCTGTGACACGCTGGAAAAGAAAGCCGAAAAGGAAAAGCGCGCTGGCGTTATCGAACGCATGAATCAGCGTTACGAAACAGCAATGCGCTTTATGAAAAGGAGAAAATAAAAATGCTTGGAAACGTTCCTATTAAAACGGCCGCACGGCTCATGCAAAAAAGCGAAATGTTTGTGCGTATGGGCCTGCGTAGTGGCGCGTTACCGTTCGGCGTGGCAATTCACGCTAGCAGCAAAAAGAGTTGGGCTTATCATATCAGCCCGGCAAAGTTTGCTGAGTACATGGGGATTACGCCTCTTGACTTAGAGGCAGAAGTTTGGAGGTACGAATGACCAGGAAAAAGAGAAAATGCGCTGTGTGCGGTAAAGACTTGTCGCACATGAACTTCTCTAAAGTAGTAGATAAGGAAAGCGGCCTGCTTGTTACCGTGTGCAGCGGTGGCGAGTGCTGGCGCAAGGTTGTTATGAAAGGATGGGGAAAATGAGCAAGACTACTAAAGGCTTAGTGAAAGCGTTTGTCATCACTGTCATGCTGCTTGCCGGTCTTATCTTTCTGACTGGTGGCAGCGCTGCAAAGCTGGCCATTAGAGCACATGGTTTTTTGTTCCCTAGTTATAGCAGAACCCTGGTTGCTTACTATGTAAGCGAGGGGGAAACAGTGTGGGATATTGCAAATGCTCATATGAAAGAGCAGGACAAGTACAGAGATTGTCGCGAGCTGATGTTTGATATTCGCAAGCATAACAATCTTATAGGTAAAGAGTTACAAGCGGGACAACAAATTATTATCCCTTTGTATAAAGAAATTTAAGGAGGCATGAAAAATTGAAGGGCAAACTGATTATGACAGTTGAGCAGGCGGCTGACCGTGTGGCGTGGGAACGCGTCCGTAATAGCGGTATCGGCGGCAGCGACATTGCCTGCATCATGGGACTTAATCCCTGGAAAAGCGCTTACGCGCTCTACGCTGAAAAGCATGGTGACGTTGAACCGGAGGACCTTTCCAATAATGAATTTGTGTATTGGGGTACGGTCCTTGAACAGGTGGTAGCTGACAGATTCTGTGAGCTGACCGGTAAAAAGGTTCGCAAATGCGGCACATTGCAAGATGAATCATACGAATTCATGCTTGCGAACGTTGACCGCCTTGTGGTAGGCGAGAACGCAGGCCTTGAATGTAAGACTGCGAACGGCTTTAAGTCGAAAGATTGGGACGGTGACGAGCTGCCAGACAGTTACTATTGCCAGTGTCAATGGTATATGGCTATTACCGGCTGTGATAAATGGTACATCGCCTGCTTGATTGGCGGCAACCATTTTGTATGGAAAGAAATTCCACGCAACGATGAGTTTATCGAAGATATGAGAGCGCAAGCTATTGTATTTTGGAGTAATCTCGAAAGCAATATCCCGCCGGAGGTCGACGGCAGCGAAAGTACCGCCGCAACCATTGACAAGATGAACAAGGATAAGTTAGCGGTTGACAGTATCGCACTGCCGAGTGCGGCAGAACAATACATAAAGTGTATTGACGGATTGAACGCAACAAAAAAAGTGCTGCTAGAGCAGTTAGCCCAGGCGCAGAATGCGTTAAAGCTCATGCTTAACGGCAGTGAAAGCGGCGTGTTTATGGATAGAAAAATCACTTATAAACAGACTGCCGCAAGAGTAACTCTGGATGATAAGGCACTGAAAAAAGACCTGCCGGATGTATATGCAAAGTATGCTAAGGTTGGCAAGCCTAGTATGAGGTTTACGTTAAAATGAGCCTTACAGAGCAAGAAGAATTAGGCTTAATCTTCTTCCATAAACGGAAGAAATTAAGTCTGCTGCAAGGTGATGTTGCTAAAATGGTCGGTTTAGAAAAGCCAACTATCAGCTCATACGAATGCGGCGTAGTAAAAAATATTGCATTGCGCACACGTGTAAAATTGGCACAAGCATTAGACTTGTCGCTGGAAGAAATTTTATATGACAGCGAAAAAGATTGTTTGAAATTAAGGAGGTTAAAAGAATAATGGCAACTATTAATGGTATTCAAAAAAGAAATAATAGCAGTACTGCAAAGGCACCGTCGCCTTTAAGCTTAGCAATTAACAGCGCAGCGGTCAAAGAACGTTTCGAAAAAATGCTTGGTGAAAACGCCGGCAGTTATCTGTCTAGCGTGTTAACAGTATACAACAACGATAAACTGTTGCGCGCAGCGGATTATCATACAGTGCTTGCAGCAGCAGCTACGGCAGCAAGCCTCAAACTTCAAATCGTGCCAACTCTCGGCGAAGCATATATTGTTGCTTATGCCGGTATAGCTCAATTTCAAATTGGGTACAAAGGTTTAATTCAGCTCGCTATGCGCAGCGGGTATATGAAAAAAATTATCATGGTGCCAGTTTATGAGGGAGAGTTGAAACATTGGAATAAATTCGATGAGACTTATGAACTCGGCGAAGCGGTAAGTGATAATGTAGTGGGTTACTTCGCGGCCATCGAAACAGTTGGCGGTTTTAGAAAAGCGCACTATTCAACTAAAGAGCAGGTACTTGCTCACGCAAAACGCTTCAGCAAGGCGTTCAATAAAGGACCTTGGAAAACTGACTTTGACGCAATGGCCTGCAAAACAGTCTTGTTGCCTATTTTGAAAACATATGCACCTAAGTCTATCGAATTATTGACCGCCTTTGAAAATGACGGAAAAGCCGCTGTGCTCAACGAAGAAACCGGCGAGGCTGAATACATCGACGTTGACGCAGAGAACGCTACAGAGCAAGCGCAGGAGCTTACAGAGGGCGGCAAGGTTGATACTGTTACCGGTGAAATCTTCACGGCAGAAGAAATTGAAGCAAGCATGAAATAATAAAAAATCATCGGGGACAAAATGTCCCCTAAAAATTTGAAAGGAGCGGGACAAAATGTTGAATATAAAAGCGACACCGTGCGAAAAAAGCAAAGCAATAGTTCTTGTAGGTGAAGGACACTTTGGCTACAGCAACAAATTTGCGGACGATTTAGAAGAAGCAAAGCCGGATGCTTTCGACTTATTCTTTGAGCTTGTCAAGGGAGCCGTTGGACTTCACCTTCTTTCTATGTATTCGCATAGAAAAAGCAATCCGAAACGCTGGTATAGATTTTTGAAGTTCTGCAAGAAGGACGGAAGAATCAAAGTATACCGGAAGAACAATAAAATGGTGTACGAAGTGCCGACATACTTTGAGGAGTAAAACATGGCTGGCAGGTATTATTGGTTAAAGCTCAACGAAAACTTCTTTGAAAGTGATGTTGTTGAGTGGCTAGAGGACCAGGAAAACGGCGAAAAATACGTACTCTTGTACCTTAAACTGTGCTTGAAATCGCTGAAAACTGACGGCGTACTTGTACGGCAGGTCGGCAAAATGACTATTCAGCATACTGCTGAATCAATCGCTAAACAGACGCAATTTGATATTGAAATCGTCGAAAGTGCGCTTGCTTTATTTGAACAAATTGGCCTTATTGAGAAGAACGATAAAGGCGAAAGCTACTTGCCGGAGGTTGCTAACATGACCGGTAGTGGCAGTGCGTCAGAATCAGCGACGAAGAAAAAGACACAACGGCAAAATAAAAAAGGACAAAATGTCCCGAAAAGTGGGGACAAAATGTCCCCAGAAAAAGGGACAAAATGTCCGACAGAGATTAGAGATAAGAGTATAGAGTATAGAGATAAAGAAAAGGATGATTATCATCATCCTAAAAGAAAAGACGATGACGAGGAAAAAACGCATACTGAAATTTTTGCCTTGTGGGAGAAAAACATTATGCCGCTTACTCCAATCGTCGGAGAAAAACTGCAAGCCTTGTTAGGTGAGGCTGGCGAGGCTGCCATTGAACAGGGAATATTGGCAGCGGTTGAGCACGGCGCAAGAAACTTTGCGTATGTGCAGACCGTAGCAAGAAACTACGTCAGCGGCAACAACAAGAAGCAGAACACAGGTGCCGGATATTCCAGTATGGACTTAGTAAGCGAATTGTACGGAGGCGAGGAAAAGAATGCTGACACAACAGAGGATAGCCCAAACGATTGTTAAACTGCAGCAGGCGGGCAAGCGGATGCCGCAGGATATGCGCCCAGGCTTTGACCGCCTGGAAGAAGCTAAACGCATTTTGTCGGAAACCGTCAATCTTTGGGCAGGAATTTTCAACCAGCAAAATATAGGCCTTGACCGGTGGGAGAAAGCAGAGCAGATTGCGCTTACCTTGACCGGTGCGAACGGCCTTAACGTGAATATAATCAGCCCGGCGCTGATGCAGGCTGCTTTGAAGCAAGCGGAAGAAGCGCATGTGCAGGAGAATATCAACCGTTGCAACATGGAGAAGCTGGCCGACGGTAAGCCGCTAGCTGATAGGCTGAATGGTATGCTGCTCAAATGGACGGCGGCAAAATTGAAAGAACACCGGCTCATTATGCCGTATATGCCGCAGGATAAAGCAGTGTTTGAATACGGCCGGCAGATTGGCTTGAACGATAACGCTATTGACAATCAATTCCGTATCCTGCAATGCTACATGACCGACTTTACGTACAGTCGCAAGCATAATGAGCCTTGTAAAAGTAAGCTGCTGAAATGTGGCGATACGCTTACTTTGGAGGTGCTAGCGTGAGGGATTGGACGGCGTGGATTGGCGCTAAATACGGCACGCTGACCGTTGAAAAGTATTTGGGCAACCAAGGAACCAGGAACACCTTCTTTTTAGTGCGGTGTGACTGCGGCAAAACAAACTAAAGACGACGCGGACCCGAATCGACAAACTGTTAGCGCAATAGAAGCACGCTTAAAGCCTAAATACTTTTGCAAGGCTGTTGCCCCGGAGTGCACGATAAGCACTCTGCTGCACATCTGCTGTTGTGAGTGTGACAGACCTTGCAAGAGGTGTAGCAATACGCCGCAGAAGTGCGGAGCGAGAAGGAGGGTACAATAATGACTAGCGAAGAACGCGTAAAGGTTGTTAACGATATTGACGATATTTTAGGCGACTGGACTAACAGTGGCGATGATTTTTATTTGCAACAGGCTATGGCTGCTATTCGTGCGGCGGTAGAGAAAGAGGCAGAGTAATGACACCAGAACGTCAGAAATGGTGGGATAGCCTGCCGGAACGTGAAAAGATGTTGCGTGAACAAATTTTAGATGTCAAAAGAGAAATCTCGATGGCTAAGTATAGTCTTCAACTTGGCTGCTTTAAACCTAAGGCTATAAAACTTATTATCGCCGGAATGAAAAAGCAAAAGGTTACGTTAACAGCTTTAAAGCATGAGCTTGACCGTACAACGGCGATTGTGTATGCGGGATATTATCAAGAGGCGTTCCCGACTTGTCGCTGCAAAAAGTGCGGCGGAATATTTTATTATGCTGGACAGTCGCACTGCTGCTGGTGTGGCAGAAGAATTGTGGGGCGTAAGTGATGAACGAGCCGATTATTAGCCCGTGGCTGATTTACTGGGCGGGCAGGATAGAGTTTATACAAGTGGTTTGCTGTGTAGTTGGCTTCGTAGTGACTGCATTTGCCGTGGTGGCTGCAATGGCGGTCTTGACAGATGATTATGAGCATGATGAATCCGTCAAGGCGCTCAAAATGCTTGTTTGTGCGGCGTTAATTTTAGATACGCTGGCACTCTTTCTCCCAACAAAAACGGAAATATTTGCTATGTATGCTGCTGAACATATAACGCCAGCCAACATCAAAGCAACAGGCGAATTTACCGGAAAGACAGTAGACGCGCTGATTGAGAAGATTTTAAAGGCTAGTAAAGCTGAGAAGGAGTGATAACAATGACGTTAGATGAATTTGTAGCAATTATGCTGATAGTGGCACTTATCCCGGTGGCTATTATCCAATGGATGGGGTTAATCGTAGCGATTATTGACGGGGTGCGTGATTGGAGGAAAAAACAATGATTGACTATAAGAAAGCACAGAAAGCTGATAAATTGTTGTTGGAAAGTGGTGTTCCGTTTATGCTTGTTTATGACAATACCGACAAACATATGATTTGCCGTGCGTTCGGCAACTATCCGACACTTAAAGAGTTTATAGTGACGATGATGGTGCAGGCTGTGGTAAATGTACAGAGCAAATACGGCGAAGAAGCAGCTATGAAGGAATTAATGGGTATGATGACGGAAGCAGCACAACAGTATTGCGAAGAAACAAAGAAAGAAGCAGAAAAACATGAGGTGCTGAATTAATGAAACATTACCGGCTTAGATGGGAAAGTATAGCGTTCCCCAATATGGGACTTACAGAAATCGTCGATGCAGAAACGGCGAAAGACGCTAAAGTCAAGGCTGAGAAGAATTCTACCGATGAATTTCTGTCAGTATATTATTTAGACGAAATAGAGGAGGTACCAGAATGTGTAGTAAACATATGAGTGAATTCGTGTGCCAACAGCTTGACGAATTGGAGGCGCTGTTTAAGAAAAAGCATGAACAGTATTCCTCCGGCGCAGATGAGCTTGCTAATTTCCGCTGCGGCGCGCTTCTGAACGGACGTAGCGACGATGCAGAGGGAATGTTTGAGGAGCTGAAAGCGTATATGGCAAAGCATATCGCCTTTGTTTATACTCACGATATTCACGGCGATAAAATCGCTGAAAGTTTGAAGGACATTGCCGTATACAGTCTGATTGGCTTATATATGGCGGAGCTGGCAAAGGAAGAGGACGAAGAAACATATAGTCTGGGGCCTTGCCTTGATAGTGCTTTAATCGCAGCTGCAAACAAAAGCATTAAAGCTTTTCGCAATTTACAAAATGAGCTTAATTCTGGCAATTCAGTACAGAAAAGCAATGAGGATGCAGAAAAATGAAATTAACATTTACGATTCCAGGCGAACCGACGGCGCAGGGACGGCCTCGCTTTTCTACTCATGACGGATTTGTAAAAGCATACGACCCGGAGAAAAGCCGTAACTATAAAGCCTACGTCAAACTGTTAGCTAGTGAAGCAATGCAGAATATAGGGCTGACGCTTACGGAATTGCCCCTGGGCGTTGAGATAATAGCTGACGTGGGTATTCCTGCCAGCAAGTCAAAAAAATTCAAGGAGCAGGCTTTAAACGGCTTACAGTTACCGATAAAAAAACCCGATGTTGATAACGTCGCAAAGATTATTCTTGATTCTATATCTGGTATTGTCTATAAGGATGATAAGCAGATTGTTAAGCTTACAGTTTATAAAAAATATAGTGATATTCCGAAGGTTGAGGTAAAAATTTATAATGTTGAATAATTGTTTGATACTTGGCTGGGTAAAATTTGAACCGGATGCAAAAGTTATGAAGAACGGCAAAGAGGTATGCACCCTGGAAATACAGTGTGCTCGCCAATATCGAGATAAAGATAATAAGCGCGTTTACGATTACATTTCTTGCCGCTGCTTTGCGCCTGGACTGATTAAATATATCAGCAATTTTGTTACAAAAGGCTCGCAAGTTATTGTGGGCGGCCGCTTCCAGACTGATTTATATGTGGACAGAAACGGCAAAAACTCTAAGGCAAGCTACTTGCTGATGGAGCATTTGGAATGTGTCAGAATTGCGGAAAATACAGCGCCGTATCCTCCGAAAGAGGAACGGAAAGACCCGCTTGATGATGTGGACTGGTAAAGAAAATGGACTACGCAGAAGCCGCAGATTATGCAGAAAGCTTACTCTTTGCAAAAAACGCGATTGGTAAAGCGGTTGTTTCCGCCAGGATGCAGCAGAGGGCGGAACGCTTGGAATTTGATATGAGGACCGGCGGCGATTCTACGGCACGGCTCGCGATTCAAGCGGTAACGCCGCTTGCCGCGGTCCGTTGTATTTATCTTGGGCAGGCGTTTTTGGTTTACCAGCCGGAAAAATGGCTGGATGTTATGGAACGTTCGCTTCTCCTGTTTCGGCAGCGGTTCGGGGACAAGTCTTATAAGGCAATTCAGCACCGGTATGTATACCATTGGACGGTCCGCAAAATCTCCGTTATGGATGAGATTAGCCCGCAGGTGTACGCGCTCCGCCGCCGCTCATTCATTGACGGCCTACTCATGCTGGCGATTCAAGAAGGGCTATTACGGATTGACATAAACGCAAGCAGCTTCCGGAAGGCCGGGGCGGAACAGAAGAAAGAAGGCTAAAGGCAGGCGCTGCCGCTTCCAAACATTAAGAAAACGCTTGCTATTGGTTGGGTGTTATGCTATAATAGTCTTGTCGATAAGCGTAAGCGCCTTTCAAGTATTACGCTTGTCGGTCCAGCTCTAAAGGCGTAAAGCTGGCACGGATTGAAATATTGTTGATTTTCTTTATGAAATCGCACCAAAAAGAAAAGCCCGGCAACGCCGGGCTTTTTGCTTTCCAAAAATTTGGCTGCCGTACCGCTTGCAATTCCAGGGCGGCAGTGTTATAATAAAGACGTCAAGAGAAAGTGAACGCCTTTTAAGTATCGCTTCTCTTGGTCCGGTGGTAAAGGCGTAGCACCGGCGCGGATTGAAAAAATTATATTTTTATGTGTGTGAACACAAACAAAAAAGCCGGGGCTTTCGCCTCGGCCTTTTTGTTTTTCGATTCCCTAAAGTATGCGCCGCACGCACAGAAAAGGGCCGCCACGCGTTCCAATCATGGCAGCCCTAGTGATTATACCTGTAAAACATTTCGGCTTCAAAAATATATAGCCTGCTCATGTTTGCAGGATACAGAAAAGCCCCAGGGCAAACACCCTGGGGCTTTCGTTTTTTAGAAATAGTTGGCAACTTCCCAAGTGTCTAAAATTTCGATGTTGCCGTTTAGAAGCTCAACAAACTTTTTGAGCTTTTTAACTTCCGTTTCACGCACGGCCGCAATAGTCCCAACATCTTCTAGCGTGTACCCGATTTCATAAAGGTACATTTTAAACAAGCGGCGTTCTCTTTCCGCTAGTCCCACGATTTTTAATTTACACATTTTTTTCTCTTTCATAAACTAGCCTTCTTCCTGTCGCTCATCGGCGTGTTATCCGCTTCACGCTCATAGTACATCGAACCGGCGGAAAACTCCCAGTCCTCAATAGCCCGGCTTGCGCCGGGCTGGTGATTCGACTTTACAGTTCGGTTGCGTCATTGCCAAATGTCGCGCTCATTTCGCCGGCATAATCTGGGCAGTACAAAAATTTTTCCGGGCCGACGATTGCAGCCGCCATTTTATAATAACGGCAAGCCTCTGCGCGTTCGTGCTGCGCTGCAAGGTGGGCGTTGTATTTATCGCTTACTTCGCGGGTTGCTTCCTCACGTCCCATATAATAGGCTACGGCCAACAATTTGTCCAGGTTGTCGCCTTCCATATCTTTGCAATTATCAACCGCTTCTTTGATACGGGTGCGTACGGTCTTTACTTCAAGATAAATATCCTGGGCTCCAAAAGTCCAGCCCAAAAATTGCTCGGTGTTAATGTCGACGTATTTTGCTACAACTTTGCAAACACGCACGGGCTGCGCGTCTGCTTTCGCTTCTCCGGTGGCGGGGTCGCACTCAATAACCGGCGTTGCTGTATTTTCTGCGGCGTGTTGGTCGGTCCAGATGTAGCAAGCGCCGTTTTGAGGGTTACGCAGGCCCCAAATATAAGCGGGGCGGGCATCCTGCTTTGCGCCCCACTTTGTCTCAGTTAAATAATTTCTCATGGTTGATTCCTCCTAAAAAATCGCTTCTGCCTTTTAATATTCTACACCGGCAGCGTCATTCCTGCCGGTGTAGTGGGTTGAATAGTTTAAAATGCTGGTTCAGCGTTCTAAATAAAAATTGCTTACGCTGTTTCCGTATACTTCCGCTTTATACATGCGGTCGGGGTTGCCGGTGAAGAACCAGCAAACAAAGAACACTTTCGCCCCGTAAATTGCAACGCTGCAATTATTCGCAAGGTCAATAATAAGATTATGATTATTACGACACACGCCGTCAAGCTGATAAAATTTCTTTCGCTTCACTTTAAAGCCTCCTTCTCCTTTTAATAAGCGTTTACCTTCCAGTCGTTCCAGTCGTCAAAGGTGACAACCGAAAGCATCCTGCGCAAAATACAGATGTTTTCTTGATAGGCTGCCTGCTGCTTTTTCAGCATCTGCCAGGCGGCGGCCGCCGCTTCCGCGTCGCTGATGATTTCGGCCGGGCTTTTTCCGCTGGCCTGCTTTTCCAGGCGCTGCAGCTCGTCCCGCATGTAGTCACCGTTTAAAATGCGGTTGTTCCAATCACCGCCGGGGCGGTCCCACGGGCCAACCGTGAAGCTTGTATGAACGTGCTCGCGCTTGTCAATGTCATAACTGATTGTTGTTATATCGTAGGTGACAGAGTAGCCGGCGGCGCGGACGGCGTCGCGGATAGGCTGCAGCCGTGCGCTTTTCTCGCGCGTTTCCGCCTTGAAAATATCGGTATATGCGATATAGCAGCGACAAACGGCCTGCGCTTCTGCGTTTACCGCTTCTGCCGCGAAAAATTCGGCGGCGAAATGGTTGGCCAGGTCGGCCACGGTCTGCGCCGGTGTAATACGTGCCACGTGTTCGCGGTATAAACGCCAGCATAACGCGCGGCGCGGTTCTACCGCTGCCAGGCTCGTTTCTATAGCTTTCGCTAATAATTCGGCTTTATTCATTGTTTATGTCCTCCCTTTTAAATTTTCAAGGTTCATTTTTTGGCCTGCCTCATCAGTACCGGGGCGGCCGGTCCCCGGTATACGCCGCGCAGGGCGGCGTTTCGGCTATGCGCTGAGTTTATAAGTGGGGCACTGCTGCAGCTTCTCGCTGCCGTGCAGGTCGCGGATTTCCTCCATCGAAAAATGCTTTCTGGTTTTCCGTACCCATTCGCCGGCGAACCAATACCACATTTTTTTACTGCTGGCGTACTTCGCGCCGGTGGCTTTGATTGCTTCGCGGTGTTGGTAGGTGTTGCCGCCTATCCACAGCCAGCTCCCGCAGATTTCAAGGTCAAGGCCTTCAAGGCCTATGAGCTTTTCAAGGACTTCAGCAAATTCTTGCTGTTCGCGCAGAATTTCTTCGGCGGTCTTGTATGTGCCGTCCTTCTTTTTGTTGTGCTGGTAGTTTCCAGCAGCTTCACCGCGGGCGATACGCTGCGCGGCTTCCTCGTATTCGGCCTGCATGGCCTTAAATTCGGCGGGGTCGCCGCCTTTGTCGGGATGCAGCTGCAGGCAGAGGCGTTTATAAGCTTTCTTCAGCTCCTGCGCGGTGGTGATGTTTTCAAAGTATTTTTTCATGTTTTGTTCCTCCTTTGTTCGCTGTTGGCTAGGGCTTCGGACCTTCTGCCTGGCAGCTTTACGGCCCCCAACGGGGCCGCCGTCAGCTTTAAAAAATCAGATAAACGATGTTGGTTGCGTACTGATAGACTTCCTGTTGCGCCTCGCTCAATGCCGGGTAACGGTTCATAAGGTTGGCAACCTTCATAAGTTGTTTGATTCGCAGGTTTTTAATTTTCATTGTTTGTTCCTCCTTAATATTTGTAAACGGTTGCTTCACCGGTAACATCAAAAAAGACATTATAGAAATGGCCTTTGACTACCGTGTAGAGTGCTTCAACGTGCCCCGGGAATTCGTCAAAGTCGGCGGTGTGCAGAATTTTAATATCCTTTAAACACGGCTGAAAGCCGTATTCGCGGAAAAGCGCCAGCTGAACCATTTTAGCGTTTTGAGTTTGTTCCATGCGTTTAGTCATTGTTAGTTCCTCCTTGAATGTATACCGCTATTCGGTATCTGTATCTTGATTACAGTTATATTATAACGTCGTTGATTATGCTTGTCAATACCTTTTTTGATTATTTTTTTATTTTTTTTGGTGACAATCACACCGCTATGCGGTATAATGTAGACAACGGATAATGGAGGTGTAAAACATGGATAACAGCAAAGCTATAATCAAGGGGCTAATTGCTATGCGCTGCATGAGTTCGCAGGCATTGGCTGACGGCCTGGGGATTACGGTCCCCGCCGTGCGGAACAAATTGAGCCGTAACAGCTGGTCTATTAATGATTTGGTTAAGCTGGCGCAGGCCTGCGGCGTTCGCCTGGCGTTTGTAGATGATGCCGGGCGCGCCGTTCTGACGTTCCCCGCGCCGCCAGCAGATGACGGCAGCCCCGCAGATGATGCAGAGGGTTAAAACAACATTATAAGAGTAGCAACGGCCGCACGCTGGCAGATGTTCAGCGTGCGGCCGTTCTTTTTTATTCAGCAACATTTATAATAGATTAACGGCGTTCACAAAGATTTAAAAAAGTATCATTGACTTAATAGCATTTTTTAAGGCATATAATTTATAGCAAGATAATTAAATAAAAATTATTGATGATTGTCAGATAAGTTCTTTCAATCATTTTTTATTGTCTTTTTCTGGTAAATAATGATTATCTTTTCAATATGTATTGTTAATGTATTGTTTAGTGATTGTCATTATTGATAATATTAATTGTATATACAGTTACAGAGTTTGTAACGAGAACGTGACAGAAATGTTTAAGATTAAAAGTTTATTAAATAATACAAATACACCAACAAGAGGCAGACCGCCGGCAATAGTCACGCAGCCGCAGACGTTAGAGGAGTGTGCGGCGCTGCTCAAACAGCAGGGCGCAGCCGTTGCCGTCCTGGCTGTGCAGGACCTGCAGGCCTATTGGCTCAAGATAATGACGGACAACAAGGCCAGCAACAAGGATAGACTGGCAGCGTCTAAGATGTATGCTGACAGCATAGGCGCTTTTGATAAGCAGCAGCACGCTAACAAGGGCCCGGCTGTGTATCATTGGGGCGCGGCTGATGATGCAGTGATAGTAAACGATTGTTCAGAAGATGCTACCAAAACATAAACATAGATAGAGCTTTTAACATAATCTTTATTATCGGACGTAAAATATTATCCTGCTGCTGCGGCTGTGCTGATGATTCCAGATGTTGACGGCGTGGCTGATGATGTTAGCGGCAGGCGTTCGCCTGGTGATGTGCTGCGGCCGTTCCTGCGTGGCTCATGCGGCAGGCCTACCACGTTTTTATTTTTGTTTGGCGTGGGTTCTGATTGGTTGTTTGGCGGCGCTGGCGTTGGTGATTTCCCTGGCTTTTCACAAAATCTGAAATTGATTGTTGCCTTTTCTGCTGGCGTTGAGTGGGGGTGGGTCCCCAAAAATTCGCAGCCGCCGGGGGAGGTAAATACCAAAAATTACCAAAACGATTTTTTCAAGGGGGTAAACATGGAAAACGTAATACAGATACCATATACTCCACGACCTGCATGGGCGAAGGTACTGCATAAGGAATTAAGCAGACACCGCTTTGCAGTAATCGTAGCACACCGCCGCTTTGGTAAGACCATCGGAATGGTGAATCATCTTATAAGGGATGCTTTACAGAGTGACTTAATCAGCCCGCAGTATGCTTTGGTAGGTCCGTTCAGTGCACAGATGGAAATTATTGCATGGGGCCCATTGAAGTATTACACAAGCGTCATAGAAGGCATTAAGGTGAACGAAACTAAAAAGTATGTTGAATTCCCCAGCAAAGTGCCTGGAGCACAGGGAGCGAGGATATATATCGTTGGTGCGAACAATCCCGACGCATTGCGCGGTACGTATTGGGACGGCGTAATTCTTGACGAGTATTCGGATATGAAGCCGGAGATGTGGACGCAGATAATCCGACCTGCGATAGAGAACGGCGACAGAAAAGGTTATTGCTATTTCATCGGTACACCCAAGGGGCAGAACAACTTCTATGAGATGTACAAGAAGGCTAAGACTAATAAGCGTTATTTCGCGTATTTGTCGAACGTGTACGATAGCGGCATTATAGACGCAAAGAGCATAGAAGAGCTGAAAGAGGATATGCCGGAGGTAGAATTCAGACAAGAGTATTTGTGTGACTTTAGCGTATCGGCAATCAACGAGCTTTTCAGTCTGGAAGAACTAGATAAGGCTTTTAATAGAGAGCTGACAGAAAAGGATATTCCTTATGATATGCCGCTGGTGCAAGGTGCAGATATAGCGCGCTTTGGCGACGACAGAACGTGTATATGGCAGCGTAAGGGACTAATGGTGTACCCAAGGCCGAGAGTTTATAAGAAACTGAACACGATGCAGACGGCAGATTATATTGCTTTGGCAATGGATGAAAATAAAGCAGATATGACCTTTATAGACGTTGGCAACATGGGCGCTGGCGTAGTCGACAGATTGAAGCAGATGGGCTATAGAGCTTTACGAGAGATACCGTTCCAGGGAGCGGCTATTGAGAATAAGCGATATGAGAACATCAGAGCAGAGATGTATTTTAAGTTAAAAGAGTGGATAGAGGCTGGGGGAGCTTTGCCGGAAGAACCGGGACTAAGAGAAGAACTGGCAGTTATTCACTATAAGTATTCCAAGAATGGGCGTTTGATGTTAACGCCTAAAGAGGAAATAAAAGAAAAACTAGGACGTTCACCGGACCTTGCAGACGGCCTAGTATTAACCTTTGCAAGGAATGTTCCATTAAGGCAGTTAGGGCTTGACGATAGAAAGCCTAAGAAATTAATGTGCAACACAGAGTATTCGATTATGGAGGTAGTGTAAATGGGTGGCATTGCAAAATTATTCGGTGGCGGTAATACTCCGACTATTGAGAAGGTGGACCCGGCGCCGACAACTGTTGCAACCAGCAGCGAGATTGCGGCAGATACTAACAGTAACAAGAAGAAGCGTAGAGGCTTTGCGTCAACGCAGACAAGCACTATTGCTAGCGGTGGTGAGGGCGGCCGTAATACTTTAGGTTAAGAGGTAACAGTTTATGAACTTTCAAACGATAGCGGCGAGCAAGCCACAGGGAACACTTCCTAGTGACGGGGTGCCGCTGAAAAAGAACTTGCCAGACCGCCAACGTTTGGTGCGTAAGCTCAAAAGCATGTACGAGGACAGGCGAGACTGGGAGGACAGGTGGAAAGAGATAAGAGATTATCAGCTTCCGTTTGTCGGTGAGTTTGACAATACGGCAGACAAGACCAACCCTGCACGCAGACGTGACTTAAAGATTGTGCATGGCGTAGCGTGGAGGGCGGCGCAGGTATTTGCCGCCGGTGTTATGAGCGGACTTACACCGCCGAGCCGTCAGTGGTTCAGATTCGCATACAGACGTCCGGAGCTGAATACCAATGTTGAGGCTATGAAGGTATTAGATACAAGACAAGAGATTGTATCTAGCGTGCTTGCAAAGAGCAACTTCTATAACAGCATCCATACTGTATATCTGGAATTGCCTTTTGGACAGTGCCCGATGGCTATATTCTACGACGCAGAAAACGGCGTGAGGTTTCAGACAATGACAATCGGTACTTATGCACTTGAAGCAGATGGCTTCGGCAAGGTAACTACTTTTGCAAGAAAGTACGATATGACTTTGCAGCAGCTAGCAGACTGCTTCGGCGTAGACGCTTTGCCCGACAATCTGAAAGGACTGTTAGACAATCAGACCAATCTTACTAAGAAGTATAAAGTCTGCTGGATGGTAGAGCCTAACAGTGATAAGCTGCCTGGCTACATGGACAGACTGAATATGCCGTATAGAAGCGTGTACTGGTTGGAAAAGTCAGAGAGTGACGAATACTTGTATGTTGGCGGCTTTGAAGAAGAAGCAGTACCGGTAGCGCGTTATCTTGTCAGCGGCAATGAGGCATACGCAAGAGGTCCTGCGTGGTTTGCAGAAGGCGACAGTAAAATGCTGCAACTGCTGAAAAAAGATTATCTCACAGCAATAGAGTTAAAGATAAAGCCGCCGATGCAAGGCAGTCCAAGCCTTATGAATAACGGCGGTATTAACTTGATGCCTGGCGGTCTAACAGCCGTAGATGACCAGACGCAAGATATGGTTAAGCCTTTGTTCGCGGTTGACCTTGACTTGAAGGACGCGCAGGAAGAAATTATTCGCGTTGAGGATGCTATAAAGAGAGCATACAGTGCTGATTTGTTCTTGATGTTAGATAACCTTGATAATAGCCGCATGACTGCTAGAGAGGTTATGGAGAGAACGCAGGAAAAACTGCAACAGCTAGGCCCGGTGGTTGAGCGATTGCAGGATGAATTCTTAACACTGATTCTTCAACGTGTATATAACATCATCGACAGAAGCGGTGGATTCCCACCGGTACCGGAAGAACTACAAGACATTTTGAGTGAAGAGGATGTAGAAGTGGACTATATTTCACCTTTGGCGCAGGCGCAGAAGATGAGCGGACTTGTGAATATCGAACAGGCGATAGCACAAACCGGACAGATGGCGCAAGTATGGCCAGAAGTTACGAAGAAGATTAACCCGTTGGGTGCTATTACAAAATACTTTGAAATGCTTGGCGTGCCTGCGATGGCATTGCGCAGTGATGAAGAAGTACAAGAAATGCTCAAACAAGAGCAGCAGGAAATGCAACGGCAGCAGGAAATGCAGGAAGGCTTGGCAATGGCACAGGCTGCGGCTCCTGCGGCAGAGGCGGCCAAAAATCTTACTGCGGCGGCGAATGATTCCAATCCGGCTATTACAAGCTGGCTAGGCGTGCCGGGAGGTTGGGAATAATGAGCGAGCAGTTTAAATATAAATCCAATACCGGCGAGGATAGAAAGCAAGCACTGCTGACAGAGTACATGGTAAGAGAGCAGGCAAGAAGGGATAAAGAGGCCCTACTTGACCTGCTGGGGAGTGAAAGCGGACGCTGGTTCTTGATGCGTATGCTTGATGTGACCAAAGTAAACTCTATGTGTTTTACCGGCAACAGCAAGACTTTCTATAACGAAGGCCGCCGCGACGTAGGCTTAGGCATTATCAAAAGCATTTTAGCACTTGGGCTGCAAGGCATAGAGCTTAAACAGCAGGCTGAAATGGAGTATGCAGAATTCCAACTAAAGCTACAAGAGCTGGCAGTGGAATATGTAGATAATAACAAGGAGGAATAACTAATGGGCGAGAACGGCGAAAACACAGTTGTGAACGGCGAAGGCGCACAGCAGCAACCCGATACCGCAGCGCAACAGCAGCAAACAGAACCGACTACTAATGCAACTAATAATACAAGTGCTTCCAGCACTATTGCAGGGAACGGAAGTAATGGGCAAGGCGCACAACAGCAGCCCGGCACAGTGAATTATGACTTTGCAGGAGTAGAAATGCCGGAAGGCTATGAGCTTAGTGCTGATGAGCAAGGACGCTTTGTAGATGTCATTAAAGGCATGAACCTTAGCAATGACCAGGCAAGAGCACTTGCAAAGTACGGCACAGAGTATGCAAGCCGTGTAGTGCAAGGCGTAGAACAGCTCCGTGCGCAAGAAATTGCTAAATGGGGTGACGAAGCTAAAACGGCACTGGGCGCAGACTTGGGCAAAGTACAGGGCCTTTGCGATACTGCCTGCCGTAAATTGGAGGCAATGTATCCGGGCTTGAACGTGCGTGAAGCGTTAGAAATTACTGGCGCAGGCAATCAAATTGCTATCGTGAGAGCATTTGCGAAACTTGGCGAACTGCTTGGCGAGGACCCCGGCTTGGCTGCACAAAACGGCGCACAAGGCTTAAACGCTGCGCAAGGCATTGCAGCAAACATGTACCCGAAAACCGACTGGAGCAGGTACAAATAATTTATTAACTTTTAATTGAAAAACAGGAAGGATGATGAAACTATGGCTACTATTGGTTACTCCCAAACTATGAGTGACTTACGAAAGTATTTAACTCCGCAAGGCGCTATTGACCGCGTTATGGAAGTGCTTAACGAATCCAATCCTATTATGGAAGATATTCGCTGGATGGAAGGCGATTTGCCGATTGGTACTAAAACTACTATTCGTGCAAGCCTGCCTTCTCCGTCTATCCGCCGTATTAACCGCGGTACTTCTCCGACTAAAGGCACTGTAAAGCAGCGCATTGATGTATGCATGCACTTGGAGGACCGTTCCTGCGTGGACGTTGAATTGCTTTCCGGCAAACCGAATCCGCAGGCTTTCCGTATGGCAGAGGACGATGCACACGTAGAAGGCATGGGCCAATACGTCGCACGTCAATTCTTGTACGGCAACTTGGACGAAGACCCGGACACTTTCAATGGTATTGCGGTACGCTACAATACTTTGACCGACGGCGGCAAAGGCACCCCAGGACACCAGGTAATTTCTGCTGGCACTCCTGGTACTAACACTAATGCTTCTATCTACTTTGTAGACTGGGGCGACCGCCGTGTAATGGGTGTATATCCTAAAGGCACCCAGGCAGGCTTGAAAACTGAGGACTTGGGCGAAAGTGATGTATACGACGAGCACAACAAGCCGTTCCGTGCATTGCAGACCTTGTACTCTTGGAAGTGCGGCCTTGCCGTTCAGAATGTGCGCTCCATTGTGCGCGTGTGCAATATTGATGTCCAAAAGCTTAACTCTTTGACTGACAGTGCACAACGCGAACTGATGAATAAATTCATCTTCGCAAAGAACCGTCTGCAAGACCCGAAAGCGCCGGTTGCGTATGTATCTGACGGCGTATACTCTTGGCTGGAGTGCTATCTGAACAACAAGAACAATGTTCATGTTACCCGCCAGGACTTTATGGACGCGCCGCCTAAACTGTACCTTGCAGGTATTCAGATTAAGAAACTTGACTGCCAAAGCGAAACCGAAGCGGCAGTACAATAACCGGAAGGAGTGAATAACAATGATTTTTGACCAGCAAAATATGTACATGGACAATTCCTTGACCAGCAATGTAATTGCGAACGTTGGCGGCGGTGATGCGGCCGACCCGTTGTTTCTTGTTATCACTGCGCCGACCGCCTTAGCTACTAGCGGCACTATCACTGCGGCGCTGGAAACTTCCGACAGCGAAAGCTTCGGCACTAAAACCGTTGTTGCGACTTATACCCTTGCTGCCAGCAAGAAGGGTATCTTGGTTGCGGCAAAACTGCCGTATGGCATGAAGGCTTTTTCCAGACTGACTGTTACCGGCGCAAGCGGCGGCAAACTGACTGCTGGCTTGACTGAAACTGTTCCGAACTGGCCGGGCTGATTTAGTACTTTAAGGGGAGGGCGAAAGCTCTTCCCTTTTTTAATAATCAAGGAGGAATAGTTAAAATGCTTAACATTACCGATGTATGTAATATGGCGCTGGCTCATATCGCCAAAGGGCGTATAAGCAATATAGATGAGCAGTCGGAGTTGGCCAGACAGTGCAAACTGTTTTATGAGCCTACCCGCAAAGAGTTATTAAGAAGCTACACTTGGGGATTTGCAAAGCGCGTGAGCAAGCTTGCAGAACTTAGTATCGAATCTCCGTACTGGTCCCACGTTTACGCCTACCCCGAAAAGTGCCTTGCTGTGCGCAAGATATTTGACGCTGACACCGGCGCAATGATAAGGGCAGGCGAACAGCAGCAGGAAGAGTGGGACTTATATATGGCAAGTGACAACGTGCTTGGCATAGGCTGCAATATCCCTGCTGCGTGGCTTGAATATACCTATGATGTTGACGACGTGGAAATGTTTTCAAGTGATTTTTTGAGCGCGTTTACTCATATGTTGGCGTTTAATATCTGCGTACAACTGACCGGCAACAGCGGCTTGCAGCAGACGCAGTATCAGCTTGCAATGGCAGCATTACAGAAAGCGAAGTATACCACGGCAAGCGAAAAGAAAGAATTGCCGGACTATCCGAGCAAATATTTTGACGGGAGGGCGTAATTATGGCTAGTGGGTTAACACCTTATTATTTATTGCAGCCTGCGTTTACCGGCGGCGAAATCAGCGCCGAAGTTGCCAACCGCGTCGATTTAGATAAGTACCAATTTGCGGTGCTGCAAGCCTATAACTGCCTTATCAAGCCGCACGGCCCTATCTATCGCAGACCGGGCATGAAGTATATGGCACGAACGAAATATAACGATAAAGCGTGCATCCTGGTACCATTCAACGGCGCAGACAATACCGACTATCTTTTGGAGATTGGCGAGAAATATATAAGGGTGCATAAGAACGGACTTTATATAAACATAGAAGTTATGACACCGTACACGGCGGATATGCTGCAAGATTTGAGATTTGTACAAAGCGCAGACACTATGTTTATTGCAAGCGGCAAATATCCCGTGAAACAGCTTGCAAGATATTCAGACACTGACTGGCGTTTTGCTGATTTTGAAATTACTGATATGTATTTTGACGAATCAACTACGCTTGAAAATTATAGCGGCATAAGCTATACCGTGCCCGGCTCTTACAATTTCCAACCAACTGTTACCGGCGAATATCAAATTGATATAGCTGGCGCAGGCGGCGGCGGCGGTGGTGCCGTTACATGGAGAAGGCACGGAGAACACCAAGTTTATAATTATGCCGCCAAAGGTGGCGACGGCGGCAGTGGTGAACGCATTATAAAAACTCTAACGCTGACCAAAGGCACAAGTTACACGATTACAGTCGGTAGTGGCGGCAGCGGTGGAGCTTATGCTCATAGTGCAGGCAACTACGAGGATACAACAGCTACTAGCGGCACTAAAGGTGCGGACAGTACGGCGTGTGGGCTGACCGGCAGAGGCGGCGGCGCAGGTGGTGGTGGCAGCCGTATGTATGGCGAGGACGGCTATTATTCTAATGCTGGCACGCAGGGCGTAACATATGGCGCAGGCGGCGGTGCGGCAGGCGGTGCCGGCGGTATAAAGGGTAGCCCAAACGGCAAAGCGGGCGCTAATGGCTGGGTAAAGATTTTATATACCGGCAATAAAGAATTGACACCTTCGGGAACGCAAGGTGATATTACCTTGACGAGCAACAAGAATATTTTCGCTAGCAGCAAGCCGGGCGCGTATATCAAACTTAAACAAGAGATTGCAAGCAAGACTGTATCCGCCAGCAACGGCACGACAGAAAGAGTACGTGTGGGCGAAAATTGGAAGGTTATCAGTCACGGAACCTGGGAAGGCAGTTTTACCATAGAAAAGAGTGACGATGGCGAAAGTTGGAAGGAATACAGAAAATATACATCTAAGAGTGACTATAATCCGTCTGAAAGCGGCAGTGTAACAGAGCCGGTATTTTTAAGGGCGGTATGCACTATAACTAGCGGTACTTGCACTGTTGATTTAACAGCAATGGCCTACAATGCAGAAGGCGTTGTAAAGCTTACTGAAATCACCAGCGACAGCACGGCAAAAGCTCATGTTGAAAAAGAGCTAGGCTCAACAGATATGACTACTAATTTCTTGTGGGGCGCATGGAGTGAAGAATTCGGGTACCCGCAAACACTTTGCTTTTTCCAGGACAGATTATGTTTTGGCGGCACGAAGAAGCAGCCTTATATGGTGTGGATGAGCAGGACCGGCGACTACGGCAATTTCAGCGTAGAGAAAGCCAGCGGCACTGTTACCGATGATAGCGCAGTAGCACTTGCCTTTGTGAGCCGCAAGCAGTTTAAGATTTTACACTTGATTGCAAGCACTGACTTAATCGTCTTGACTGCGGGTAACGAATGGACAGTAAGCGGCAGCGATACTGTAACACCATCTAAAGCCGTTCCCAAAATGCAGACTACACGCGGATGCAGCACTGTTGAGCCGTTGATGATTGGCGGCAGAATCGTGTTTGTACAAGGACGTGGAAGCACTGTAAGGGATATGGCATATAGTTATGAAACAGACAGCTACGGCGGCAATGACTTAACATTGCTGGCAAAGCATATCATAGAGAATGTACAGATTGTCGACAGTGCATATAAGCAGGAACCTGACAGCACTATATACTTTGTGAGAAGCGACGGCAGCATGGCTTGCTTATCCTACATCATGGAACAAAAAGTATATGCCTGGTCGACGATAGAAACGCAAGGCAAGATTGAAGCTGTGGCGGCAGTGCAGGAAGGCGATGAAGATATTATTTATCTTGTAGTACAGCGAGAGATAAACGGCGCAATAGTACGCAATATCGAGTATCTGGCAAAGAATCCTGCAAAGAGCAATAACCCCGACGATTATATTATGCTTGATAATGCTATTGAGTATAGCACTGCTGAAAAGAGCAGTGGGGAAACAGAGATTGATGCGGCAGAGTTGGCAGGTGAAAAAGTTACTGTTATCGGTGATGGAAGAATGTATAGCGGACTGACAGTAAGTCAAGACGGCACTGTGACGCTCCCGGCGGCCGTACAACACGCTTTTATTGGCTTGCCCTATAGAAGTATCGTGGAACTTCCAAACGTCGAAATTAAGACTGGTGACGGCACTATGCAAGGACGCAAAAAGCAGATTAGTAATTGCATCCTGCGTTTAAGTAATTCTCTTGGCGGCATGGTCGGGCCGGATATAAATACTATGGACTTGATGAACTTTGATGAGCAGAACGCAGTGAGCGATATTAAATTATTTACCGGTGACAAGCATATGACTTTGCCTATTGGCGGCTTTAATAACGAAGGCAGAGTGATTATCGTTACGGATGAGCCATATCCTTTTAACTTGCTGGCGGTAGTGCGGGAGGTGTCTTTCGGTGGCTAAGAAGTGGACAGTTGAAATACTTGATAATAAGTCAAAAGAAAATGTTGTGCCGTTGATTGAAGAACTTATGCAAGATATACGGCCGCATGATAAGGAAGATTTGGAAGCAAGCAGTGACCCGGTATTTGTACTCATTGGTAGTATCAAGCTTGACGAAGAAACAAGGGTATACCGTGGTGAGGATGGCAAACTGCTTGCGATATTCGGCAAGGGCACTATGGAATGGGGCGCACCAGGGCGCGGTATTTGGATGGTTGGCACGAACGAACTTTACAACGGGTACACAAAGAGCCTGCTTTTCAAGGAGGCTAAAAGAGTGCTGAATGAATGGGTGCGTAAGCATGGACTGCTGCACAATATCGTCTACGAGAAGAACCGCACTAGCATTAACTATTTAAGACACTTGGGGGCGGTATTCTTGGTAGAGCCTAAAATAGGTTGGGACGGCAAAAAGTTTTATCAGTTTTATATTCCATATAGAGGGGAGTGAGCGTAATGGGCACACTTGGCATTTTAATGGGGCTGCAAACTGTTATGCAGTTAAGCGGCCAGCATCAGCAGGCCAAACAGCAGGAACAGGCATATAAAGCGCAGGCGCAGGCCGCACAGCAGAACGCGGCTATTATGAGCCGCCAACGTGAGCAGCAAGCAGAAGCATATGCGCAGAAGCAGAGCCAGCTTAACGATAGAATGAGGCTTGCAAGGGGGCAGGCGCTGGCGGCGGCAGGCAGCAGCGGCCTAACTAGCGGCGGCAGTGTCAGCGATATTCTTTCAAGCAGTGAGAACGCTTACAGAAAAGACAGCATGAATCTGTTGCAGAATCAGCGCAATGATGCGTGGAGCACTTATGTAAACGAAGTCAATTACCGCAACCAGGCAAGCGCATATAATGCGGCGGCGAAGAACGCTAAAGCCAACGGCAAAATGCAGATGTTTAGTACGCTTGTAGGTGCGGCGGCGAACGCTTACTCTAAAGGTATGATTGGCGGCAGCAAGGGAACAACTACGGTAAGCAGTGACGATTGGTACGATGCTAACAGTGATTTCAATCTTCCTGCTAGCAATATGAACGGCTTCAATCTTTACAACCAGGCAAAGAAGAATAACCCGTTCATGGATAATACAGGCTTTACTAAATGGAACTGGTAAGGGAGGTGCAGTATGAAGATTGCAGGTTATCAAGGCAGCGTCAATTTAGGTACCGGTGGCGGTGCGACTGTCAAGGTATCGAGTGACCTTAACGCTTATGGCAGCGGCGGCAAAGGACTTGCCGCTATTGCCGGTGCCGCCAACAAATGGGCGGTAGCAGTAGAAGCACAGCAGGAAGATGAGGACAAACAGTCCATTCTTAATGCTATGGATATATTTAATAAGAGCCGTTATAACATCATGTACAACGATGAAAGCGGCCTTATGAATACAAAGTTAGAAGGCACTGCCGGTGCAGGCGCAAGCTACACAGAGCAGATAAATAAAGCAAGGCAGGATGTATTAAGTAATACCAAATTGCACAGCCAAAAGAACCAGCTTGCATTAGACCATTTAATGTATCAGAGCGCACAGCAAGGCTTCCAGACTGTCGACCAATACGAGCAGAAGCAAAAAGAAGCAGTCACTGATTTGCGCTATGACAATAATATTCAGAACTCCTGCGAGTTTGTACAGAAGAACTGGAACAACCCGCAGGCGCTGCAAGATGAAATTATTCGTACACAGTTGCTGACAAGTGCTATATATGGCAAGCGTGGCGCAGAGTTTATCGAATCTAAGAGCAGAGCCAACATTGGGCAGGTGGTAGCAAGTGCCGTCGGTGCAAGCATCACCAACGAAGATTATGGCACTATGCGTAACATCATGGATAAGTACGGTAGTTATCTGACTGCCAATCAGCGAGCTGCTTTTGAGAAGGTGGCATACGATAAAGAGAGCAGCGCTTTTGAAAGAAATACCGCTAAAGATTTGTATGCTAAATATGGCGACAATGAAGAAGCGGTACGCAAAGAACTTGAAGGCATGAAAGGATTTAGCGGCGGCGAAAGCGGTAATGATTTTGAGAATTTGCTAACTTCTTTCGGTATTCAAGAGAGCGGCGGCAATTATAACGCCAAGAATGGCCGTACAGGCGCAAGCGGCAAATATCAGATTTTGCCTAGTAACTGGCCTAGCTGGAGTCAAGAAGCAGGCTTGCCAGCAGGTGCGGAAATGACACCGGAAAATCAAGAGATTGTAGCACGCTTTAAGTTAAAACAATACTATGATAAATACGGTGCAGCAGGTGCAGCGGTAGCATGGTATAGCGGAGAAACTAATGCACAACGCTGGGTGAGCGGTAAAACAACGGATGTATGGGGGAATACCTGGGACACACCGCAGCATGGGAATGAGCCTAGTATCAAAGAATACGCAGAGAGTGTTACCAACAGAGCGGGAAGTGTGCGCAGCACTCACAACATGAGCCAGGAAGAGCAAGACCGCATTATAAAGCAATACCGCACTATCAAGGCAGACCATGACAGAATAGAGACCTACAAGAAAAACAAACTTTTTGAAGGAATAAAGAGTGATTTGTTTAGTATGTTTAATAACGGCACAAGCTATAGTGACGCTATGAGCTGGGCTGTCAAGCAGGCAGGCAGCGACGCCGACAAGTATGTAACTTATCGCAATGCTGTTAATGCTATATACGGGCCGCAAGGCAGAAGCGGTAGCGGTGGAAGCAGTAACGGAAAACTTGATGACGATGCAATAGGCGTACTGGAAGATATGCTGCAAGAAGGCAAGTTTTCTAGCATTGACCAATTCTTGGCATACGCTGCTAACAAAGGTGCATCATCTGAGCAGCGTGGGAAGTTAGAAAAAATATACAAAGATTGGTATAGCGGTACAGGCGAATTTGCTTTTGATATGGAAGGCCTTGTGCAACAAGTCGCAGGTAAAAATGCTGATGCACTGTACAAGAAGAAAATCCAAAACTATGGGCGGCAATGGGTACGCGCTTATCGCGTAAAAAATCACGGCATGAATCCGGGTGAAACGGAGTTGTTGGAAGCCTTGCAAAACTGCGTAACTACTAAGGTTTACGGCAGCTATGTTACCGAAAAACATTCATTCTGGTTTGACAGTACAGAAGATATAAAAGCAAGTGACGCAGATTTGATTGCACGTGGTATCGCAAGCGTAAATAAAACCGGGGATGATTGGTACGATGTTAAATGGTTGGATGGCACATCGGGCAAAATAAACGGTGCATATCTGGCAAAGTTACTGAAAGGAGATTACTAAATGGCTAATGAACCTTTAGACGAATTCGACCGCAGATTAAAGGCAAAAAAGGAATATGCTAATTATGGCTTTATTGCTGATATTGACAGCGGCTTGTCACCTGCTGAAACTCTAGGCTTTTATGACCTGCAAAAAATGAGTGACGATGAATACAACAAGTTTTCGCAGGCAGTAAAAAGCAATAGCTCACCGACGATTGATACTAGCAGTATTATCAACGACGATAAGCCGGGCATAGGCACTGCCGTAATGAACGGCCTTAAAGGTTCGGTGCGTGGCTTATTCGGTGCGGCTAAAGCGGCCGTTGACGCTAATATTGAAGCTCATAAGGGTGACAAGAATGTTGTTAAAGAGTATGACCAATCAGAGAACATCAGCAAGGCTTTAGGCTATGTCACCGATGAGATTTTGAAGCGCGAAGAAGTTAAGGCTGATACGGCGGCTGGGCAACTTGGTTATGATTTGGCCGAAAACGGTATTCAGCTTTTAGTACAGCTTGCACTGACTAAAGGCGCAGGCGCTGCCGGTGCAGGAATGAAAACTGTACACGCTATCAGTATGCTTTACAATGGTGCAAACATCAGCGGTGAACAATATCTGCGACTGCGCAAAGAAGGCGTAAACGCAAGCAGAGCGGCAGAAGCAGGCTTGATGAACGCTGTGCCGCAGGCGGTATTGGAAGAACTGCCGCTTGGCAGACTGCTAAAGAAGATGCCAGCCGGTAGCGGTCTGAAAGCTAAGATTTGGGAAGTCACTAAACGCGGCCTTGAAGAAGGCGTTACCGAAGCATTGCAGGAATTCCCGGAACAGGCGACGGACTTATGGGCAAAGAACCCAGGTGCAAGTACTGCAAAACTTGCGGAAATGTGGGGTGAGAACTGGCAGCAGAATTTGAAGGAAGCAGGCTATAGCGGCCTTATCGGCGGTATCCTTGGCGGTACAGTCAGTGGCGTAAGCGTTGCCGTTGACAGTGCCGTTGAGCACGTAGCCTTGAAAGCGAACGAAGAACGCAAGGCAAAGTTAGTAGCAGACGCTGAACGAATCAAAGAAACAGGCATTAACCCCGAATACGCAGGAGCAAGCATTGACGCTATTAATGCTAACGTAGAGGATAATACTGTTACTGTATCAGCGCAGGATTTAGAAGGCTACAAGCAGACTAGCAACAATAATAAACTTTTTGAGGAATTGGGAATTACCGAAGAAGAAGTTGCAACGGCTGCGGAGCTGGGGCAGGATATAGATATTAGCCGTGGCAAGTTTACGGCGGCTATGGCTAAGGACAATGCACTGTTTGAGGCTACAAAAGACAATATGTATTTTGACAGCAACGGCGAATTGTCGGACGGCGGCGCAAAGACACGTAAGGAATTGCGAGAAGGCTATAACTTAACCAGGCAAGCAAGTACGGAGCTTGACGCAGAACTTGACGCTATTGTTGACAGCGCTACTAAAGCCGGTATGAATAAATCTCATGCTGGCAATTTGCGCTTAGTGCTGGAGAGCCGCGCACTTATTGCAGACCCCGAAAATCCTGCTGCATGGCTGCAAAAGAATAAGCTGCGCTTTGAAGATGGCGGCAAAGCTAAACAAAAGAATGGCTGGTTTAGCAAGGGAGGAGTGCTTAAAAAAGAGCAATTCTATACTACTAATATTACCGGAAATGAGATGGGACACTATTCAGATTTGAAGAGCTTGCAGAAAAAAGCTTTTGCATGGTATAGGGACAACTTGCAAGGCACGAGCGTTCATAATGGTGTATTGGGTGATATTAGAATAGATAAAGGGTATCAAGAAAATAATATTAAATTTGGCGCAAGTGGCAGAAAGAAAATGGAACACACTTCCGCTAAAAAAGAAAAACTTTTTGCATTGCGCTATTTACGTGAAATTATGGAGAATGGTAATTTCGTTACAGAATCTGCGCCGCAAAAAGAAAAACATTCAGACGAGAATTTTTATTATATTCATTCTGCACTGAATGTTAATGGTGAAAAACGTTATGTAGTTGTTACAGTAAGAGAACATAATGATAAATCATTATCATATTATAATCATAATGTTTTTAACGAAAGTGAGTATAAAAAAATAGAGGACGCGTTCAAGCCCTCGGGTTCCGAGCAATTCAAGGCTCAGCCCAGTATCTCAAACAAAACGTCCTCTTTTGCTGATAGTGTATCACAAAAAGCAGATAATTACAAGCAACAAAAAATTGTCAATGGTACACTGAAAGATAAAGGCATGATTTCCCCAATGGATGATGGTACTTATGTTATCACGCTTTTTAAAGGTGCAGACGCAAGCACAGTTATCCATGAAACAGGACACTACTTTGCAGAAACTATGATTAACGAAGCACTTGCAGACCCCAGCAATGCAAGACTAAATGCTGATGCAAAAAAACTCATGGAGTATGCAGGCATTGATGCTGAAACATGGGCAAGCGGTGACGTTGAAGCAAAGAGAGCCGGGCATGAAAAACTGGCAGAAGCATTTGAAACCTACATCATGGAAGGCAAAGCGCCTAGTGTTGGCTTGCGCGGAGTGTTCCAGAGATTCGCTAATTGGTTATCAGCTATTTATAGCAAGATAGCAAGAAGCGACAATGCGGCAGAGCTGACACCGGAAGTGCGGCAAGTGTTTGACAGGATGCTGGCTTGCCGTGAAGAGATTGAAGTTATGGCACGCATGGAAGGTATGTTTGGTGCTTTACCCGACAATATCACATCCACGCTATCCGAACAAAATAAAAAGACCTTGCAGGATAAAATCTTAAAGGCTAAAGACAAGGCCGTGGATATTCTTACAAGGCGTGCTATGGCTGATTTCAGCGCGAAGCGCAGAGCTGAAAAGGCTGCTTTCATCGAAGAAATACGGCCGCAGATTGAAGAAGCGGTAGCACGTGAGCTTGTCAATCGTGCAAGAGTGCAAGTCGGGCAGGAATTCGGGAAAGAATCAAAACTTGCTAATCCTGCGATTATTGCAAGAAAATACAGACACGTTTTGGGAAGCGTACTGCCAAACTATAATGATATGCTGAACGATACCAACGCCAGCATTGACGATATACTTAATCCGATAGTTGAGTATCTTCAAACGGAAGTCGACACATACGGCACACTTTCTAAAGAGCGTGTTGCAAACGCCGAAGATATGTTGATTGCTATGTTCAGCAAGTCAAGACAGAAAACTGTTACCAATCCTACATTCGTTGTTGATGAGCACGGCATGGCTCATGCTAACTTTAGGCAGAAAATCAACGAATGGGAAACAATCGAAGCTAATCCGCGTAGGCTTGCAAGAAAATACATTTATGGCAATGAGCGCATAAACTATAATGAATTATTAAAAGACACAAACAGAGCTATTGATGATATTTTAAATCCTATTGCTGACAGAATAGAAAGCGAGCTTGCGGAATATCAAGATACAGTCAAGAGTGAGCGTGCGTTTTTCATCAATGGTAAGTGGGGCTACTTTGCCGCAACCAATAGAACAGAAGGCAAGTATGCAAATGACTTTGCAGGCATACCGGACCAAAGCGCAGTCTTGGTTGATTTTGGTGAGATAGGCAAGGACGGAAAACGTCATTGGACTAAGCGAGCTTTAGAGCAAGCGGATATTGAAGGCCTTGTATTCCATGAAGCAGGTGACAGTATTCGTAATGTCAACTGGGTATCAAGATACGTTCATGACTACGGTGGCAGCGTAAGCGACTTGACCAGTAAAAAAGGACGCAGAAGAATTGCCAAAAAGATTGCAAGGGGCGAAGATATAGCGGATTACTACGATTTACGTAGTACCGGCTTAGACTATAGCGACGCTGAAATTAAGGCAGACTTTAAGCATATTGTCGATGAGCTGGACAGACTGCAAACCTTGAAGCATAGACTTGAAACAGACCCCGAAGGTGTCGACCTGGTAAAAGAAAGCAAGCGCAACCAATTATCGCAGGAGCAAAAAGAACTCTTTGACCAGATAGCAGAGGAAAACGGCTATGCCAGCGGCTATGAAATGGCAAGAGAGATTGTCGAAGGTTATACCGTCAATGAGAATGAGGGTAGCGACGTGCAGGATAACTGGGCGAGAAACTACATTCGCAACGGCGGTGACAGAGCAAAGCTCAAAAGCGAAGAAGGCTTGAAAGAGATTGCCGAAACGTTGGTAGAGGGTGAACAACTTACGGAGCTTAACGAGCTTAAAGCCTTGAAGCATGAGCTTGAAACTAATCCGGATAAAGTCGACCTTGTGGAGATGAGCAAAAAGCGTGCCTTGTCTAACGAGCAGAGAGAACTGTTTGACTGGATGGCTGACAGTTTGGGCTATGACAGTGGCGATGCTATGGCGCAGGATATTTTGACTTCACCGAGCGAAAGAGCTATGGTACGTCAAGAGATTGACAAGGCTGTGAACCGCAGATTCCCCGACTTCATGCAGGAGCGTGAACAGGCAAGAGAGGCGGCAAGGGAAGCACTCTACAATGACGAAAGCGGCGAAGTGGTTGCACTTGAACAACAGCTTATTGATGAGGCACTCAACGAAATAAGCGACAAGGATATTAAGCAAAAAGAGCGTGAGAATATTGCTAAAGTGCGGAAGCAGAACGCAGACAATTTTGCTAAACGCTATATTCAGACTTTGCCAGCAGGCGAAGTTATGAAGCCGAGAAGATTTGCTATGGCAGAACGCAGAGCGGCGGCTAATGCAAACAAGGCTGCGAAAGCTGGCCTTTTGGAAGAAGCGGCTATGTATAAGCAACAGCAGATGATTAATCACGCTTTGTATCGTGAAGCAGTCAAGGCCAAACATCAGATTGAAAGCGCAAGAAAGTACGTCAGAAAGCAGATGCACAGCAAGAAAGAAGTGTGGGGAACAGAGCAGCACTTCTTCCAAATGTGCGCATTGCTGGAGCGTATGGGCTATCACCGCAAGGACTTTAACACCAACGGCAGAGAAGTGCAGCCGCTTAGCGATTACATTGCAGAGATGCAGGCAAAGTACGGTGACGAAATTATTTCTATGCCGGAGTTTGTTCTGAACCCGAACAATGATTTGACCAATGCGCCGCAGCTTAGCCTTGCGAACTATATGGACGTTATCGACGCACTGAAAAACATTCGTGCTATTGCAAAACAGGATACGCAAATGAACAAAATCGCCGCCGGTGAAGCCTTTGAACAGGTTAAGGCTGATACGATAGCGCACCTGCAAGAATTGCCGGTAGAGTATGAGGCGGAGATTGGTAGCGACAGTAAAAAGAGCCTGCGTAAGCGAATTGTTGAATGGCCTAAAAATATCATAGCTACACTGCGTAATGCTGATAACTTCTTCTTAATGATGGATAATTGGACGGAAGGTTATTTTACTAGGGAGTTTTACAACAAAATCAACCATTGCGCAGATATGGAAAGCACGATGCTTGAAAGTTACCAGAACGAGCTTATAGATGCTTTGCAGAAATGGGAACCGGACAAGAAAACAGGCATTGCGCATGATACAAGAATTTACTACAAAGAGCTTGGCGGTAGCGCAGATAAGCATGCTTTGATTGCTATGCTGTGCAATCTGGGCAGCGACAGCAACGCCGCAAGGCTGTGTTCGCAAAAACCGGTAGGCGTAAAGAATTCTGATATATGGGTGGAAGAATCGGAGCTTATAGGCAGAGAAGAAGCGATGCTGCAAACCAAACAAAACCTTATAGAGTTTTTGTGCAAGCATCTGACTAAAGCAGATATTGCCTATGCGCAGGCACGTATCAATGCAGCAAGTAAATTCTGGCCTATGCTGGCAGAAGTCAACCGCAGAACAAAAGGCTTTGAGCCGCCGAAGATTGAAGCGTCGCCGTTGGTGATGAAGCTTGCCAGCGGTGAAAGCGTGGTATTTGACGGTGGCTACTTCCCATTGGAACGTGATATGCGAACCGGCAGTATGCCTGGTAAATTCGACAGAATCGACAGTACCGAAGAAGGTAGCAGACCACCGCAGCGGACTTTAGCTACTAACAGTGGTTCCAGCAAGTCGCGTACCGGCGGCAAGTATCCCGTCGACTTATCGCGCGGCAGCGAGGTTACGGCGGTGAAAAGCACTATTCATGATATTTGTTATCGCGAAACAATGCTTGATTTCAGAAAGATACTGAACGATGAGGATATTTACCGCAACATGGTTGAGCGTTTAGGCGATACCAACGTAAGACTTTTAAGAGAGTTTTTGCAGGCTTGCGCTAATCCATATGGCAATAAGACAGCGTATATGGCCGAAAAGACATTTACGAAGATTGCCGACGCTTTGCGTAATGTTGCAACAAATGCGGCTATTATGTTTAATTTTAAAACGATAATGCAGAACACTACTAACATATTTCTTTACGGCAATAGCACAAAAGGCTTTACTCATGCCGACGCTTTCAGAGCCTTACTTCGCAGTTTTACAAGCGAAGGCAGAGCAGAAGTAGACGCTATTTGTGCCAAAAGCGCATTTATGCGTGAGCGTTCGCAAGTGCCAGACATTACGTTAAGGGATATTCAGAACCGTTCTGACCTTAACCCGATTGAAAAAAGGACGCTGAGATATGGTGCAATGCTGTTAGGTTACACTGATATGATGACTGCAAAACCAGTATTTGCAGAAGCATACATGAAGAAAATCAACGAAGGCAAAACAGAGCAGGAAGCACTAGACTTTGCGAACACTGTTATTCGCCGCACGTTAGGCAGCAGCCGTATTCATGATGTATCAAGTATGCAACGAAATAGCGGCTTATTCAGATTGTTTACGATGTTCCAGGGATTTTTCAACACACAGTTTAACCAATGGGACAGAGAAGCACATATCGCCAAAAGGTTATGGAATAGCGGCGAGAAAAAAGAAATGGCTGAACGGCTGATTGCTTTTGCTGGTGCCAAATTTCTCGGCGTGTGCTTGCTGAACGTGGCTATTGCAGAGCTTTCTTTGACTGCTCCTTTTGAGAAAGACAAGGACGGCTATCGTAAATTGTCAAAAGAACTTATCAACTACCCGTTGTCTATGGGTGGACCTTACGGCCAATTTGCAAATATCGGCATACAATGCCTGTTAGGTATGAGGAACTATGGCTACAGACTGACTGCGGCGCAAGGCTTGATTGATAAAGGCTTTACTGTTCCAAGACGCTTGAACGACGTTGTGGAAGGCAAGACAGAACCCGGCGAGTTAATAGAACAAGCAGCATATGTCGGCGGTGCATTTCTTGGCGTTCCTAGCGGCATCTTCAATATCATATTCAACAGCATAGATATTGCTAGTGATGATATGGACTTTGAGCTGCAAGATATTTACAAACGCAGACCCAAAAGCGAACGTAAAAAAGGTTGACAAAGATTTCACAAAGTAGCATAGATACGAATCTCTAAAAATAGGTATATAATTAGTTAAAGTAAATTTATTAAGCGTAGATATAAAAATATATCTACGCTTTTCTTTTGGCAAAAATAATAAAAGGAGGGAGCTATTATGATTGCTCATGTCGATAACAGAATCACATATAACGGCAATGGGAATGCAACAGAGTTTGCGTATCAGTTTAAAATTTTAGACCGGACGGACATAAAAGTTTTATTGACTGACGCAGACGGCAAAGAAAAGCTGCTGACTAAAGATTATTACGTTGATGTTGAAAAGAATGTTGTACGTTATCCAGGTTATGCAGTCGGCGCAGAAGTGCCGGAGAGTGAACGGCCGCCGGTGTTGCCGACAGGTTGGAAACTGACGATTTATAGGGAAGTGCCGGTAACGCAGGAAACGGATTTGCCAGACCAATATCCTTTTAACCAGGTTGAAGATATTGGCGATAAACTGACGATGATTGCGCAACAGCTTACCGACGTTACCGGTAGAAGTTTGAAAATCGGTGTAAGTACAAGCGCTGATATTGATACTACAATTCCGTGGGAGAACGGCAAAAGCTTTAGAATTAGTGACGATGGAAAAACTCTTGAATTGTCGGAAGACCCGGCAAAGGTTTTGCCATTGGCGCAAGGTGTTTACGCGCAGACTCAAGCACAAGCACAGAGTGCCGCTGCAAGCGCAACTGCGGCAGCAAAGAGTGAAGATAGTGCATTCGAATCAGCAGGCGTAGCAGGTAACAGCGCACAGTACGCGAGCTTATCTGCTGCAAGCGCTGCTGAAAATGCGGAGCTGACGAGTGGTTATAAGCAGGAGGCATTAACCGCCAAGGCTGACGCTACGGCATCTGCAACCAACGCAAAGGCAAGCGAAGCCAATGCCAAAATTAGCGAAAACAACGCAGAAGCCAGCAAGGAAGCGGCACAGTCTGCTGCAAACAGCGCAAGTAACTTTGCAACTGATGCAAGAAGTAGTGCTAATGAAGCCAAGAGTTACCGAGATGCTGCTAGTACCTATGCAACTAATGCTAAGAATTATAGTGAGAATGTTAACGTGTTTGTCCCTAGTGTGTCTGCAGAGGGTGTCTTAAGTTGGTCAAACAAAGCAGGTCTTACTAACCCTCCCTCTGTGAACATTAAGGGTAAAGATGGTGCTGATGGTGGTGTGACTGTTGATGCTGCACTGTCTGATAGTAGCACTAATCCTGTGCAGAACAAAGTTATTAACGAAGCACTTAATAACAGAGCGGTACTTGACGATACCAATACTTTTACTTCCCCAAATAGGTTTGATGATATTTATATGCAGAATGGTATTAACAGCCTTAAGTGGTATGATGGTTCACCTAATTTTGTTGTTGGGTATATCAATTCCAAAACCTACACAGGCAATGCTGCAACTGCTACTAAAGCTACCCAAGACAGCGCAGGTAATGTAATCACTGAAACTTACGCTAAGAAAACTGATATTAGCGGAGTAGTTAAGAGTGTGAATGGTGTGCAGCCCGATACTAATGGTAACGTCAATATTACTGTTAGCGGTGGTGGAAGTGGTGTAACTGTTGATGAAGAATTATCGAGTACAAGTACCAACCCGGTTCAAAATAAAACTATCTATAATGCATTACTGAATAAAGCTGGCACTGATATTTTCAGTGGCTTTGATTTAAATAGTCCCTCAGCTACTATCAGATGGCGAAGTGGTTCACAGAACTATGGTATACTTACTGCGAGCAACTACTCCGGTACTGCCTTACGTGCAACACAAGATGGTGCAGGCAATATAATTGCAGATACCTACGCCAAGAAAACAGATATTAGTAATGCAACTGTGGATGCCACGCTATCCGCTACTTCTACTAATGCTATTGCGAATAAAGCAGTCTACTCTGCTTTGAGTGATAAGTTGGGTAAAACAGACACAGCCTATGCTGCTACTAAAGCTACACAGGATGGTAATGGTAATGTAATATCTTCGACTTACATTAAGTCTGTGAACAATGTAACCCCGGATGAAAATGGTAACGTCAATATTACTGTTAGCGGTGGTGGTGGCGTTAGCACGTCGGAATCTAATACGTGGACGGCACAGCAGAATTTCCGTGACCTTATGCTTAACCGAGAGAAGTATACTACTTATGTTGTCAATGGTACTTCTGATAAGCCTGTTACATCTACAATGGTTTATGCCGTAATAGGAGCATTTACACTTGACCTTGCTACTTTGGCTGGGTTATTAAGTGCTAGTCAATCATCCGTATTTACTGCATATTTTGCTGCAAATGCAGATTACAGTTTGACCATAAATAATGCGGGAAAATTAAAATATGTTGGTAGTGCAAGTGACATAGCTATTACAAGTGCAGGATTGCTCCTTAATATTTGGATGAGCAAAGATGGAGAAGGTACGTTGACTAGCATCGTACAAGCATCTAAGTTATCATAGAGGTGATGTAATATGGGACTTAATCGTCTATTTATGGTAAAACATGTTGAAAGTGGTGCAGTTGATGAGAATGTATTCATCATGACTATGGGAACTAAAAGTGGTCAATATGGATATAACGCCAACAGTGGTTACTATGGTAAAGTTACAGGCAATGTTACACATGACGGTAGAGCCGTTACTCTTGTTATGCTGAATTATTATGCTGGATGGATAGATGTTGCTTTTAAGGAAGAGGGTATAACAAGTGGAAGCCGTAACATCAGTCTTAATATCACTCCACTTGAAACAGGTGTAACTGCTAATTTGACAGTAGGCAAAATTTCGTATCAAAGTGCTGCAACAGGCTTCTACACCTATGTGCAACGTGTGCCATCAAATATATCAAGCATGTTTACTGCCGCCAACGTCGGTAAGAAATTTAAAGTCGAAATTGTGTTTAACTAAGGCGGTGATTTAATGCAAACAACTTATACATACAAAGAACAAAATTATTCTAATCTGTACGAGCTTTCCGAAGTGTTGGGCAAAGAGGGAATTTTCATTCCATTATCTATTACTGACGAGGCACTCAAAGAATTAGAAGTAGACGTAAAGCACGAAGAAGAAAGCCTTGAAAGCGTCAAAGAGCATAAGATTTTAACGCTTAAAATCCAACGTGATAATCTTGAAGTAGAACCCATTGCCTATAATGGTCATAGTTATGACTATGACAGTAAAGCACGTGACAGAATTAGTGCTGCAATTATTGCGCTTGAACTGCAAGGCGAAGGAGCTACAATAGAGTGGACCACGGCAGATAATGACGATACACCAGTAACGGCTAATGATTTAAAGATGATTATTGCTGCTGTAGCAGTGCGCTCAAACAAACTGCATACTGCATATCGTGTAGCAAAAGAAAAAGTTGAGGCAGCAACTACGGCGGCAGAAGTAGAAGCCGTAACAATGGAAGTATGACAATAGGGGTGTAACAACATGATGGAACAGTCTTTAGATACGGCGTTAAACTCTGTGATTAACGTTATATCCGGCGGCGTAATAACGCTGCTTATCACTATGTATCGGCAGAAGAAAAAAGAAAATGATGCTCTAAAGGCTGGACTGCAAGCTCTTCTGCGTGACCGGATTATACAGGCGTATAATCACTATGTCCAGGATAAGGGGTGGATACCGATTTATGCAAAAGAAAGCATTGATGCCTGCTACAAAAGTTATGAAGCTTTAGGTGATAATGGCGTAATTGACAATTTGATGGAGCAAATTAACGAATTGCAGAACTATCCACCGAGAGATAAAAAATGAGAGGTGCAAAATGCGTAAGTTATTAAACATGTTAAAGAAGGATGATAACACGTTGAGTATCGGCAGACTGTGTGCCGTGCTTGCGTTTATCTTGTTTTGCGTGATTTCTCTTTACCTTGCGTTTTTTGTTAAAACGTGGGGCAACTACGAAGCCTTTGCTATGGCTTGCGTATCGTTTATGTTGGCACAGCTTGGCAACAAGTATGTTGAAACTAAAGCAATGAAAGTGAAGAATGACGAGTAAATTTTGAGTAACGCCACTTGACTTTTTTACAAAAATGCACTTGACTAATTTTCGCTAAAAACGCTGAAAGCTAGATATAGCAATGGTTTCAAGGCGTAATAATGTTGCTTCAAAAAGTCAAGTGACACATATTTGACACACATTTTAGAAGATAAGTAACAACTTAACAAGTGAAATGTGAAATTAAGAAGTTAAATTAAAGGAGTGATAATAATGATTATTACAGGTATGGCGCATTTTGAATCGGTGTGCAAAAACAAATTAGTAGAGTGGTATAACCAATCTAACAACATCCATCATGGCCCGAATGATGTTCAGCCTATTACATTAGAAAACGTCTATGTTGTATGGGCGTGCAAAACATTGCAAAATTATAAGGCGTTGCTGTCTACGACCGTAAGCGGTGATGGTATCTATGCGGAATATACATACAACGGCGATAAGCAAGAAATGTACGAAGACGTGTACAAGAAGGCGTCCAATCGCTGCTTAAAAAGTGAGTGAGGTGATAGCTATGGACTGGAACAAAAGCCTTGCGAGAGAAATCGCAAAAGGCATTATCGCAACAGGCGTTGAAGGCGGCTATGACAGCGTAGCAAAGTCTACCGCCTATGCGTATCCGTCAATCGGTGTCAGCCAATGGGAGGGCAACAGAGCTGATGAGCTTTTGAGAGCTATTCCCGGCGGTGAAGAATTTGTCGGCAGAACCTACATTGATATTAAGGCAAGTGGCGAATTGCCGATGCTGAAAGAGCTTTTGAGAAGCGACGCAGGACAGCAGGCGCAGTTAGAACAGTTGTCACGTGACTGCCTGCAATATGTCGAGGTGCTTCAACAGGTGCCAACGTTGGATGATACACGCTGCCTTATTTATGCTGGCATGTGGTGTCCGACTAGCACTTATGTTGTAAAGCGTTTCCTGGAGAATCATTTTGAGCGCGTCAACCTGCGTAGTCTGGAGGCGCTTTACAAGCTGTTTAAGAATTACTATTGGATTGCTGCCGATGTTGGTGAGATGTATAGAGCAGGTTACGCCAATAGAGCGGAAGCTACGTATCAGTATGTTGCTGGCATTGACTTAACAACACCGTATGGCGTACCTGCGTATGGCTTTGCTGGTAATGGAAGATAAGGAGGTGAAATCATGGAAGAATTAAAAGCTTTTGTTGCTGACAAGAAATTTTTAGTAGGCCTTGTTTTAGGCTTTACTCTCGGTGCGTTGCATCATTACTTTGCTCTCTAATCTGAATATCTAACTACAAGAAGGCGCAAATTGCACAAAAATACTTCGCCTATGAGTGCTTTGAAATTAGCACCGCTTACGATTTATCCTGCGGCGAGCTAAAGCCGCTTGTAGGCGAAGTTTGTGCGTCTGACGCGATTTATAATGTTTTGCAAATATAGGTATTTATATGAGGTAATAATGAAAGATGAAACAAGACGCAAGATTGATAAAGCTGTTAAGATTGGTCTTATTGTTGCTGGTCTTTTCCTTATCTGCAATGATTTGTACTGGCGGTGGAACAGTAGAAGCAGCGCAGACACAGATAACAATGTCAATCGAACAGTGGAATCAATTCAAAGAACAAACAAAACTGTTAGAAGCAAAGTTGAATCTGGCAGACGAGAAATTGAAGCAGCAGAAGAACACTTCGACAGAACTGTTGACGCAGTTGAACGAAGCGAAGAAACAGCTCAATCTAACGCAAGAAGCGCTGATGAACTCCAAACACTCATTAGCGAGTGCCGAGGAATCATTGAATCACAGCGAAGCATTATACAAGAAGTTGACAGAGCAAATGGAATACGACCGAAAGCGGGCGAACAGAATTAAAAATCAGCGGAATATTTATGCAGGTACTGCGTTATTCTTCTTGCTTTATGCAGCTGCAAAATAAAATTATTGGATGGTGTTACGATGGATGAAAAGGAACAATTACCGGCAGGCATTATTACAATGTTATTAAAAGGTTATGTAGAAACTATTGCTTTCCAAAGAAAGATAATCTGTGCCGCTTTGTTTGGATGGGCGGCAACAGCTATAGCTTTTATTTATTTAGGTAGGTGACAAGAAATGAACATACTGCTGAAGAACACGCGGGATTGGTTACAAGCTTCAACGCGCCGTTCTTTCAGCGCGGTATTAGAAGAAGCAAAGATAACACCACGGCAGGTAGAAATTTGCGAACTGAAATTTGTAAAAGGTATGACTAATTATCAAATTGCAGCGGAGCTGAATGTATCTGTTAAAACGGTAGATAAGGAATTGAATACTGCGTACAAGCAAATAACAAATGTATTATCATTCCTTTAAATGCAGGAGCCGCCTTTTAGGGCGGTTCTTTTTTTGTGGGGAATTTGTAGGGATTGTTTTGCTAAAAATCAGTTAAACTATAAGTGAGGTGATAAGTATGTACGGACAATATAACCCTTATATGGGCGCAACACCGCAGATGCAGCAACGGCTGAATTATTTGCAGCAACAACAGCAGCAGATGTACCAACCAACCATGCAGCAGCCTATGCCTATGGCATTAAAAGGCAGAATTGTTACCGGCATGGATGAAGCAAAGGCAGCTCAAATTGACCTGGACGGAACGAGCACCTTCTTCCCGTGTCCTGCGGAAGGTAAGATTTATGAAAAACTTATAGGCTTGGACGGCTTACCAATTTTCAGAGTATACCAAATTAACAATTCGCAGAAGCAGCCTGCATATGCTGAACAAAATATTGTAGATAGATTAGTAGAACGTGTGGACAGATTGGAAAAGCAGATTGGAGGAATGAACCATGAACCCGATGCAGATAATGGCAATGTTACAGAACAGCGGTAATCCTATGATGATGCTTACACAATTAGCACAGCAGAATCCTATGATGAGCCGTGCTATGCAAATGGGACAAGGAAAGAATGAAATGCAGTTAAAAGAAACTGTACGTAACCTTGCAAGGCAACGCGGCATGAGTGACGAACAGTTTACTCAGTTTTTAAGTCAATTCGGTTTAAAGCTCTAATAGCGCGCAATGAGCTTTACATATAATTCCTGGAGGTGAAATTTTATCATGGAAGGTGCAAACATTGTTCCGGTAATGGACATGAATCGAAACAACAATTACGGTGACTGCTGGGGCGGCGGTATGTGGTTTATGTGGATTATTGTCCTGTTCGCTCTTATGGGCGGCTGGGGCGGTAATTGGAATAACCGCGGCAATATGGGTGCTGAAATTTTTGCAAATGGCAGTATGACACGTGACCAAATTGCGGACCAATTCTCTATGCAAGATATTAAAGACGGCATCCGTGGCGTCCAGAATGGCCTGTGTGATGGTTTCTATGCTCAAAACACTACCATGCTGAATGGCTTTAACGGCGTACAGCGTGACATTATGCAGACTGGCTATCAGCTTGGTAGCGAGATTGCACAAAATCGTTTCGCCGCTCAACAGTGCTGCTGCGAGACGAACCGCAACATCGACGCAGTGCGCTATGAAAATGCGCGCAACACCTGCGATATTGTCAATGCAGTGAAAGAGGACGGTGAAAAGACCAGAGCAGTTCTGATTGCCAACCAAATCCAAGACCTGCGCGACAAGCTCGCAGACCGCGACCGTGACTTGCAGACCGCTAACTTCCAATTAAGCCAACAGGCTCAGAGTGCTACCCTTATCGGTACGCTGAGACCTTATCCGCAGCCCGCTTATATTACCAACAGCCCGTATCAGAGCATCGCTGCTAATGTAGCTGGTGCTTGTGGCTGTGCTTATAACGCAGGCTGAAAATAATAATAAGTTATGTGCATTAACTGCACTGCCAGGGACGGTGCAAGCCGTCCCTATTGCTTTAACTAAAGAGGTGAAAACAAATGATTTGCAATCAGAAATCCGCATTAACAACAGTTGCAACGGCGGCGCAGACTGTAACAGCGAACGGCTTTGTGAGCTTTCCAACGAACAATCTTCTGACCGGTGTATCTATTAAGCATCCGGCAGGAAGTACAAGCGTTAACCTTATACAGGGGCTTTACCTTGTGACTTTGAATGCTGATATTACGCCGACTGCGGCAGGTGATATTGGTTTACAGCTTCTTCGTAATGGCGTAGCTGTACCGGGAGCAGAAGCAACAGTGACAGGTGCAACAGGCGATACTTATAATATTTCCTTTGCTACATTGCTTAGAGTATTACCTAGCTGCTGCGTGATTGATAACAATGCTGCATTGCAGGTGCAGGCTACGGCGGCAGGTACTATCAGCAATGCTTCCTTTAGCGTTATAAAAATGGCGTAAGGGGGCGACGTTATGCACAAACTAAAGAAATATTGGGAGCAGGTAAGCGCCGACCCAGTAAAGATAGAAGAGATGGAAGAAATAGTTTGTGAAGCGTTAGAAGAAGTGCGTGGCCGTTGCCCTCGGTTATTTTGGGATACTGCATATAAACTGCATTGTGTAGCTTATGGCCCGCATTTTGATGAGCATCTAGCGAAGAAAGCTGTCGCCGGGATGAAGAATGTTGACGGCACGTGCGGTGAGCATTGGACATATGAGCAGACAAGTCAGCTCGCAGACCAGCAAGGCATAACACAAAAAGCTGATTGGTACTATGTCATGAATATGCTCTACTCCGACTACTCCGAGATTTACGGCAGCGACATCAATATGTATATCCGTGTAGCAAAAGCCTATATGCGTGACCCTGACGCACCGGAAGGCAAGGTCTTTGACTTGTGGCTTGCGCAGATGGAAGCCTAACTGTAAGCCTTAAAGCGATATGAGCACATATAAAGTACATATAGTATGTAACAGGTATGTAACAAATAGCGTAAATAATGGCTCGAAATAAGGGTATTCAATTTACCAAACGTTAATAGAGAAGGCTATCTCAATCAATCACAAATCGCAAGAAAAGCTCGTAACCATGCAGGTTGCGGGCTTTTTCTTTACCTCCGTTATTTTCAAAAAGTGTCCACAGCTCATAGAAAATAAGCTACGTATGTAACAAGTATGTAACGGGTATGTAACACGTATGTAACAAACTATATTAAATTTATAGCCTCTAATAGCTGTTCCAACGTCTTATGAGTGTAAACCCTTTCCGTTACATCGGAGCTGGCGTGCCCCAAAATTAATTTCTTGATTTTTACGTTTACGTCTTTATCATCAAGCAGGCTTGCACAGGTGTGACGTCCGTCGCCGGGCAAGTGGTCCATCTTAAACATATTCATTACCGGTTCCCAGTATCTGCTGCGGTACGTGTCATAGGATATATTCTTTCCCCGCTCATCAGAGAAGATGCATTTGCCGGTGCTGCGTTCGTAGGCAGCCTTGAAGAAGTCGAAGATTTTATCAGCAATCGGGATTCTTCTGCCGCGGCCTGCCGCAGTTTTCATGCCGCCAACGAAGAATTTATTTTCAAAGTCAACGTCTGCTTTCTCAACTTTCACTAGCTCGGTGGGGCGCATACCGGTATAACAGAGGATAAGCACAGCTTGCACTTTTATATCCTGGCTGTTCTCCCATAATATAGCAAGCTCCTTTTTGGTCAGCGGATTGTGTATCCTGCTCTCAACCTGCGGCGGCAGGCTGGTAAGCTCAACATAATTCTTTACTATAATGTCATTGGCAAGTGCGTACTTGGCCATCAGATTACACACGATTCGGATTGCCTTCTTGGTGGCGTAGCCTTTGTCGCAGTCATTAATAATCTGTTGGAATTGCGCTGTCTTAATATCTTTGAACGGTATATCCCATAGAGGCGCGCAGCGTTTGTATGCCGCTTTGTATTGGTTGGATTCTTCCTTGCCGTCAACATAGGTTGCGGCTTCCCATCTCTCGTGTACCTGGGCGAACGTCAAGCCTACGCTTTCTATGTCATAGGGTGATTGATTGTATTCAGCCAGGGCGTTAAGTGCTTCCGTGCGCTTTGCATAGTAGCCTAGTATTTTCATAAGCTGACGGCCGTCATTGGTAAAGCCCGTTGTAATGCGGACTATATACGGCCGCCGCCGATTCCCGGTTAGTTTTGTAACAGAACCATAGCCGTTAGGCAATTTCATGTTTAGTTGCTCCTTCCTTTTTCAGTTGTTGCATTTTATGCACATACTGAGGATAACGTGTGTATTGATTCTTTCAAGCGTTTATATGAAGTTATTATTCACAAATTAAACATATTATCATGATATAATATAAGTAGGTGTTCGGGGCGGCTGTGCGGTCCGGTGTAGGCGCAGTAGACGGCGCAGCTTCCGTGGGCACATATACGAGCACTTTGTACTTTCATTTTTCGGGGTGTTGAATGAAGTGCAATTCTTGATTCCCTTCTTTCTCCTTTTTTCTAGGTTTCCATGTTTTCCAGATTTTTTTCATGCAAGACAAACCTCCTTTCAAAATTTTGTTTATGATTCGGCAAAATCAACAGCAACAATAGCTCACGTGTACGGCGTGGGCTATTGTTGTTTTTATTTGAAAATCTCACTGCGCCTTACGACTGATTTTTCTCGCTTGAAGTCAAACTCTAATGATAACACGTTTTGTCTTAAATCGCTAACATCATTGCTTAGTTTCGCCACTACATGTTGTAAAGACTCTACCTTCTGAAAATTTTCGTTAACATCATGTCGCAATTTAATTATAAACGCAAACTCCAGGGAAACCGCTACTGTCAGAAGGATAATGACAACATTCTTTTTGTCAGACATAATTTTTTTCATCGGTTCACTCTCCTTTGTAATAAAAAAATAATGGGCAGCTTTTTAGACTGCCCATATCACGCCTTGCGCCAATGGCACAGCGAAAATTGTTTGATAGAGGTTCTTAATCTGTAGGCTTATTATGTCACTGTCAACCATGTTAACCACCTCACTTTCTGTCTTTATTTGATTTAATAATAGCACATTTAAATGCAAACTGCAATTCAAATAATTATCTTTCCTAAAACTCTTTATAATGAGCGAGCTTAGTGGTAGAATATAAATAGGTTCTTAGTGTTGTAGGCCTGCTTTAATTTGAATGGAGGGCACAATGCAGGTTTTATTGAGTAGGATAATCGGTATATTGCAGGAAGTGAAAGATGAAGAAACGCTGGCTGTCATATACAGCTTTATCCTTGGACTTGTAGACGAAGATTGATTTTTTATTTGCTGCACTAATTTAAAAGGCATAGCAAAATCCCCCGTACCGCGGATGGTACGGGGGATTTTTTTATTTGCCGGTTATTTGCTTTTGGCCAGATTATGAACGAAATCTTCAAATAAAGTTTTCATTTCGGGCGGCAGTTTGAGATATTCCAAAAACAGATTCTTGGTAAACTCATCATCTGTCTTTAGCAGCTTGCCAACTTGCAGTGCTAATTCTTCGTTGGTCGTGTTCCTGGCACGGAACATTTCACCTTCGCCAGTACGCAGCCAATCTTCATTAACATAGAATTCTCTACATATATCAGCAATGGTTCTTTCCGGTACATTCTTACCTTTTTCATACTCGCAGTATGTACTTTGAGAACGTCCAATTTTAGCAGCGAAATTCTTCTGACTAAGGCCAACGGCTTCGCGTATCAATACTAGGCGTTGCGCTATATCCATTTAATCACCTCACTTCATCTATAAGTATAATATCGAATTACAAAAAAATCAATAGAAAAACGATAATTTACACATAATCGAAAAACGAAAAAATAAATTGACAAACGATAAGAATGGTAGTATGATAATTACAAAGCGATAATGAAAATCGCGAAACGATAACAAACGGAAAGACTAACTATAAAAAGTCAAGAGGTAGGTAAGAAAAAATTTCCGTATAGGTAGTTGTATTTTATGCAACACAAATAAACCTACCTAAGTAGCTTTAAAGTTAAATTTTCTACTGTACTTCGTAAGGTACATCTTTCTTTAGAATAGCATAAATAGTATGGCAAAGCTTCCTGGCAACAGCATTTGTTGCCACAAAGACGTGTAATAAGTTGACTATTTACATCACTTGCATTATAATAAAGCACGTGAAGCAGATAACGATAAGCTGCTCAAATGAAAGACTAACTATAAAAAGTCAAGAGGTAGGTAAGAAAAAATTTCCGTATAGGTAGTTGTATTTTATGCAACACAAATAAACCTACCTAAGTAGCTTTAAAGTTAAATTTTCTACTGTACTTCGTAAGGTACATCTTTCTTTAGAATAGCATAAATAGTATGGCAAAGCTTCCTGGCAACAGCATTTGTTGCCACAAGATGGTGCTTCCCTTCGTTGCGTTTTTTCTCATAATAAGCGTGAAAAACAGGATCGCAAAATTCAGCTCGCTGAGCAGCCATATATAGTGCTTTTCTCAAATATGGAGAACCACGCTTGCTAAGTTTACCGGAAGAAGCTTCATATTCACCGGATTGAGATACTGAAGCGTCCAAACCAGCATAAGCGACAAGTTTAGACGGATTGTCAAAACGCTCAATATCACCAATCTCACCCAAGATTACTGCTCCAATAACACTTCCTACACCAGGGATAGTTTTAATATTTGTACCTAACTTAGACATAAGCTGATCTATTTCCAGCTCTACTGAAGCGATTTGTTCTTCAATAAAACAAATCTGCTCAATAATTAATTTTAACTGGAATGCAAAGCTATCCTTGCAGAAAGATATGCCAAAAGAACGACTAGCTTTGTCAGAAAGTGTTGAAATGGTTTTAGAAGCTTTTTTCTTTTGGGTTATATTGGACAATACTTCTTCTATTTTTGTAGCAGACAGATTTTCGTAATCAGACGGAAGAGATAAGGACTTCAAAAGTTCTTTAGATGTTTGCCCAAACACATTAGAAAATACAGAAGCATATTCAGGGAATATTTGGTCTAATACAGCAATAGCTTTTCGTTTCAGGTCAGATACCGAGTTTACTAAATAAACTCTAAAACGTGAGAGGTTACGTAAAGAGAGGATATCTTCATCAGCTAAAGATGTTTCAAGAAAATTTCCGTATCTTATTAAGTCAGCGATAAGAACAGAATCAATGACATCAGTTTTTCTCTTACGGATTTCGATACCTTTACGCCAGCCGTCGGTTTGAATAGGATTGAGAACATGAACGATGAACTTATGCTCAGCAAGAAAAGAGTAAAGAGAAAGCCAATAATGCCCGGTAGCCTCCATTCCTATTTCAAGAGAATCTTTGTATGGTTCCAGTTTAACTAAAAGTGCTTCAGCAGCATCTAGGGTATTAGCGAAAGAATAGGCTTTGAATATGATTTTAGCTTTTTCATCGAGCAAAGAAGCGACATGGGTATTTTTACCAATATCAATACCTAAGAAAAACATAAATATCACCACTAAAAATTATTTTAGATAGAATCCACTGTACTGATAAACGTTACCACCTTATGCTAAATACGAAGTACTCTAAAAGAGCCGACATCTAACTCATTCGTAAACTGTTTATCAGACAGAGGCATCAGTCTTTCAAGTACGAAGTCGTAGCCTCAAGGAAGGAACGATGACACTCTATCTAATACAGTTATTATACAGGAATATCCTGTATAATCATACAGTCAATAAGGGTTATAGGTTACCTTTATCAACCTAAATACATTATATAAGGAA